GGGCGGCGCATGGTGTCGCCCTTGAGTGCCCCTGCCGTCGTCATAACCGCTGTCCCTTGCGGGTCTTCGGAGGTCACCATGTTCCTCCAAACTGTAAGAAGGGGAGCGCCTAAGCGCCCCCCAGTAGTCAGGTAGTCTTGTAGTCGATCACTGAGGCTTATCGGGAGGCGTTGGCCACCTCGAAGGAGCACTCAGGGCGGAGCAAGTCGTGCCCCTCCAGCTTCGAGCCAATCATCAGGGTGCCGAGACGGTCGTTCTTGTGATCCATCGTCACCTTCATGCCGCGACGACGCAGGGTGCCCACGGCCATCCGGTTAGCGATTACGCCGACCGTTGTCGTGAAGTTGCCCTGGTACTTGGTGCGACCAGTCGTGATGTTGGTGTTGGGGATGCTGTTCGTCCCCTTGATGCCGATACCCGCAATCGGACCCACGGTGCCAGCGGCGCGGTTACCCGAACCTGAGGTCTCGTTGGTGTCGATCCCGGTGTAGCGAGCCAGGAGAAGCTGCTGCTGCCACGGCAGGAAGTAGGTCGGCTCACCGCCACCCACGTCGTTCTCCTTGATGTATTGGACGCCAGCGAACGCCGCATCTTCCAGCTTGGAGGCATCGGTGAGCATGTCGGCATGGTAGTTGTAGCTCGGCACAGGGCCACCCGTGTAGGGAGCCGTAGTGACACGAGACGCACGCACCAAGCAGGCACCAATGCGGGTGTTGGAGATACTCGCCATGGACTCACCAATCTGGCGGGCGTAGGGCTCCGAGAGGGCATAGTGGTTGAGCAGTTCGTCGATATCCGCGATGAAGGCCGACTCGACGATCATGCCGTCAACCGCGATCTCCACCTCGTTATGCTCGACGCCGCCACCCAGGATGATCTCACCCGGAGTATGCTCGACGGCATCCCGCTTCCGCCCGATGATCGGGAAGGTGTCGGACTTGCCGCTGGTGATGTTCCGCACGAAGGTCAGGCCACCGAAGTCGAAGGTTTCGTCCCAGGACAGGATGACAAGCTCACCGAAGTTCGTGAGGAATAGTGCCCGTTCGTCCGTACCAGCAGCACCCTTGGTGCCGACCGGGGAGCGGGATTCAGAGTATATGCTCATTGCAGTTCCTTCTGCTGTTAGTGACCCTCAGTGATCCCGAGGGCCTATACTGTGTCGTGACGTAGTGTCACCGTAAGAGTTCACGGCCTTTCTTCAGAGCCGCGTCTACGGAGGCCTGAGCCTTGACAACTACCGCCTCTGGTATGTCGTCAGGGAGTTCCCCCAGTGCCCCTGCCATCTTGGCTACGCTACCAGGAAGCATCAGAGAGGCAGCCTGCCTGACGCCGAAGGTAGCGGCGAAGATGATCGACCACCCCGCCATATACCAGTAGGCAGCGTCCGGGTTGAACGCCTTCAGGAACTCGAAGCCCTCCATGACGAAGGGCCGCGTGTAGGGTATGAAGATGCCGATGAGAGGGAACGACCAGAGGAGGAGTAAGAACTCATCCTTCCAGCTTGAGGAGGCTTGGTCGGCCCACTTCAAGTCCCACTCGATGTCCGCTTTGACCTTGTAGGCTGCCACCTCGGCCTGGGCTTGGAGCAGGGCTACCCGCGTGTCGGTCTCAGCCACTTTGATCTTGGCCCGGTTGGTCGCCCAGTTGCTGAAGGTGCCAGCCGCGAAGGTCACGAGGCCGGTGCCTGGGGAGAGCAGGAACTTGACGAAGGCCTTTGCCGTTTGCCACATGGCTAGAAGTCCGACACTTGCCGACGCCGGGTGATCTCACGGGTCTGGCGCTGGTTACCGTCCGCCGCTTTGAGGGCCTTGCGGTACTCCTCACGGTTGGCGAACTTCTTGAGGGCTGGCTTGCGGACGCCTTGGCCCTGGGTGGCATCCCGCCTGGGTGTCGTCGGGCGACCGGCCTTGGGGTTGGCCTTGTTGTATCGGGCGACGAGTGCATCGACGGCATCGCGCTTGGCCTCGAAGTCCTTGCCCTTGGAGATGTCGTTGAACCGCTTCTGTTCGGCCTTCGAGTATCCGGCCTCCTTGCCCCACGCCAGGGCGGCACCGAGGACATCAGGTCCACCAGCAGCCTCCATGAGCTTGAAGTCCTCCGAGTTGCCGGACTGCTTGTCCTGGTTGGCCCGCATCGCTTCGACCTGCTTGACGGTCTCTCGTGAGATGCCTTTGCTCTCCAGATACTTGTAGGTGCCCTCGTCGACCCCATCCTTGCCCGCCGCGATGTTGGCGTTGTAGCGATCCGCCACGGCACCTTCGAGGTCCAGGAGGCCGTCCTCCTTGAGGAACTCGGTGTCATACGCTGCGACCGACTCCTCGCTGTCCGGGTCGAAGTCTCCGAGGTCTACCGGGCCAGAACCATCGTCCTCACCCTCATCACCCTCCTCAGGTTCATCAGGGTCAGGTGCATCTGCGGGGTCACCCTGCTCATCTGGATGCTCAGAGCCTCCCGCATCGCCGTCCCCAGGAAGCTCCGAAGTGTCGATAGCACTGCTGTCGTCGTTCGTCTTGAAGCTAGTGTCACCACCGTCTTCTCCCATCTGGATCGAGAGGCCCTGGTCTGGCGCTCCAAGTGAGGTTTCGAGTTCCTTAGCCATTCTGTGCTCCTTGAGACTGCTGTTCGATCATCTTGCCGACCATCTCAGCACCACCCTTCGCGAGTGGCCCTGTGGCCTTATCCAGCATGGTTCCCTGCTGCTGGGCTTGTTGCTGTTTCTGTTGGTCGGCCTGCATAGTCTTCTCGTCCTTGACCAGTCCCTCGCTCTTGATGCTCTTGGTGGCAGCAAGCCTTCTGAGGTAGTCGGACGGGTTGATATGTTGGGCCATAACCTGCTCCCCGAGAGTCTCCTTGCCCTCCACTGCGAACTCCCTGAGACGGGTGCCCTCGGAGGACTGCCCCAGGCTGTCGAGCCCGGTGACGATGGAGGTACGAACGAGGTCCTTAGGCAGAGGCTTCAGGTCTTTCTCCTCCTCCTCGTGAAGGGAGATGAACCGGAGGACTACGTGCCGCTGGGTTGTCTGTGCGATCTGTGAGTAGAGCCCACCCATAGCCTCATCGAGTTCCTGGGCCATGATGCGCCACTCCTCGGCGGTCACCCTCTCGCCCTGCCTCTGGATGGAGGAGAACATAAGGAAGGCTTGACCTAAGCGACGAGCCGCTGCTCCGAGTTGATTGTCGGCTGTCTGTAGGTCACCACCTTTGCCAGACCTCAGGACCCCTACGTCGGCTTCCCGTCCTGGGATGACATCGAGGTTGTCTGCGTCCCGAACGTCGCGGATGTCCGTGGTGCCAGCAGGGTCCACTGTGGTGATGTAACGGCTGTCCGCCGCCGCACCATCTTGTAGGGCCGCACAGAACGTCTCGACGGCCTGCATGTCACCCTCGTAGTCCTGGGCGTAGGGCAGTCCCCAGTCACCCTCGTAGTCAGGGATCATCCAGGCGGCATACATGATGGGCGTGTCGTAGGGCCTGTAGGCGACGCTATCAGCGATCACTTCGCCGCCTTCGACTTCCTGCCAGTAGACCCACTCCTTGGTGCCGTCCTCGTCGTAAAGGACCTTCTGGCACGAGTAGACCTTGATCTCCTCATCCCAAGGGTCACCACCCTCAGCTTCCGGAGCGCCTTGCTTGTTGCGATCCGCAGCAGCCACCACGTCCTCGTCGGCGGTCATCCGACTGATGGACTCCTCCAGGACGACGACTATGGCAGTGCCACCAGCCTCACGCTTCACCACGTAATGGTGCATACTGTGAATGACTGGGGTGTCGATCTTCTTCCAGACAAAGAGGCCGTTGCCGGTGACCAGGAGCAGCCTTGCAAGGGACACGTAGGCTGACCGGCACAAGGTTGACTCCATGCGCTCCCGGTGCGTCTGCTCCCGGCGTGACAGGGCGTAGGTGATCTCGGAGTAAAGCTCGGGGTCCGACGCGATGTCGTCCTCCAGCTTGTGCTCGATGACGCCTAGCTTGGCCATGGGCAGGCCAGGAGGGAACGCTGCCAGCATCAGCTTGGAGGCGAGGGTGTTGATGCCGTGTGAGTTGATGGACTGGTTGGGTATGGCGATGGTCTGCCCTGAGTCCCAGTCCTCTGGAGGGAAGACGGATGGTATCGAGATGTCAGCAAGACGCCGACCCCGTGTTACCGCCGCAGTGCGTCCTGCTCGCCGGCCATCGTAGAACTCCTCGGCGGTGACGCCCAGGGAGGTATCACTTAGGGTATCCATAAGGCTGGTCTCACATTTGGATTGGGCTGTCGGGGTTGATGGTCTTCTTCTTGGCCGAGCGGTTCACCCGGTAGGTTGGCGCGTCGGCACCAAAGGCTGCTCGGCTTTCCTCACGGCGCGAAGCACCAATGGCCGGAACGTCTGGAGCCTCAATGGGCGGCGCTGGGGCTGGTGCAGGCACTGGGGCCTCGTTGTTGTCTCCACCTCCGAAACACATGGTTACATCCTTATCTGTTGCTGTTTGGGGCTCGACACTGAGCCCTTGGGAATAGCTTCGTGGTCACCCTGGCGTAGGATCGTCTCCTCGCCGGACTCAGTGGTCTTCGTTGAGTGGAAGGCCGTATATGAGTCCTCTGGGGCGTAGTCCGGGGTCTTGGTGTCGACTTCTGCGCCACCTCCTCCGAAACACATTGTCAGTCTCCTTCGTAGCTCTGGGTGTTGGCATCGCGGTCATCTTCCTGGCGCTTGCCGAACCGGATGAGGGTCTGAGCGAGTTCCACCTTGGCGGCGTGCCATCTGGCATCCTCAGGGGCCTCATCCTTGCCGATGCTGCGAGGCGAGTAGTGCTTCTCCAGCCACTCGACGAGTTCCTCCGAGACGTGTGGTGCTTCCGTCGACCTCATAGCGAGTAGTCCTCTTGTCCATCGAGATACCCCATGTAGATCGTCAGGTAGCGGCAGGACTTCCTGATGTCCTCGATGCCGTTCTTGAAGGGGAACCGGCAGATGTACTTCAGGAAGTTCGCGACGGGCCACGGGATGGGATACCCGGCCTTCTCGCACTCCATGATGAAGTAGGTCGGCTCGATGGGATACCTACCGTAGTGGTCCGGACGTTGAACCGCCTCGGAGCCAGCCTGCTTGGGCACCCAGTCTGACTGCATGAGGAGGGTCGTGTGGTTGGTCATCGAGACGATGGCCGTGTTGAGCTTGGCGGCGTCCTTGTAGTCCTCCATGACTAGCTTGATGGTCTTCCGCTGGAAGGTCGTAAGCTCCCTGTTCACATGGAGGAACAAGCTGAGCAGCAGTTGGTATTGGTTCATAGGAGCCCTCTTGCAAACAGGTGAGCGATGATGGTACTGGGCGCGTTGACGCTCCTGGTCACTGAGGTGAGGTCCATGTCGAACTCGTTCCACGCCACCTCGAATATCTCCTCGTCCAGGCCCATCGCCTCCTCTCGGGTCTGTCCACTGCCGTAGGTCTGGTAGTCGGCTGAGCGGTTCATGAAGAACGGCACCCGGTCGTACTGCCTCGATGCCTCCCGGACGGTCTCCCGGAAGGCCTCACTGTCGAACCTGGAGTGCAGGACGTAGACGTTGCTGAGGAGCAGAGGTGAGTCTGTTATCACCCAGTCCACCTGCCCCTGGAGCCGTGCCTGCCGTGCCTCTTGGTGTGCGAGGACGTAGAGTTGGTTCCCGAGTTCGTGCAGGCGCTGTCCGTATGTCAGGTCCTCGGCGAACTCCGTTACAAGCTCGACCTTGAGACCCATCAGCTTCATCGCGTTGAACAGTCCGGCTGCCGTTGTGCTCTTACCGGCTCCAGGTCCGGCGTAAAGTTCAATGACCCTCATCGAGCACACGCGATGCAGCTTCGTCGAGAGCAGCCATCGACAAGATGCCATTCATCTCTATGAACGTGTTGACGAGTAGCTTGGTGAGGCGGTCATGACCCTCCCCACCTACGTCCATCTCGTCTACAATCTTGTCGATGGCGATGAGGAACTCTGCCTCGGCATCGTAGATGTCTGCTAGTGCTTCGCTTGTGGCTGTCATGGCCTAGTCCTCTGAGGTTACGATGGCGGTCAGGATCAGTGCCTGAGCCTTGGCGAGATGCCTCATTGCATCCAGTGCCATCTGTGTGCGTATGTCTACCCTGCGGGTCTTCCCTTGCAGGAGCTTCTCGATGCGGTCGCGGAGATGCTTGATGTCCTCACCGAGGCTCCAGGCTGTCCGCTCCGATTTACTCATCGCCTGGGACCCAGAGGCGAACCTCATGAGTCTCCATGTCGTAGTCTCCGTGAAGGAGTATCTTGGCGAGGCGTGCAGTTGTCAGCGCGTGACCTTCAGTCAGACCGGCCTTCTCGTAGTTGGCGACGACGGCCTCCCAGATGGAACAGGGGTCTCCCTCGTGCCACTTGACGGTCGCCATGCCCTTGTTCTTGCCTCGGGTGATCGTGCCGGACTTCTTGTAGAGCTTGACGGGGTTGGCGACGATCTTCTCGGCCCTCGTCTTGCCTACTCCAGGGCATCCAGCGTAGCCGTCAACGGCGTCACCAGAGAGGGCCTGGACGTAGTGAGCCTCGGCAGCCTCCAGGGCGTTGTAGGTGCGGATGACAGGCTTGCCTTCCTCGTTATCACCTAGCTGGTAGTGCTTGCCTGGGATGGTCTTGAAGTCCTTGTCACAGCCCACGACGATCTTGTCGCCTTCCACGAGGTCCGGTGCGGTGCAGTAGATGCCGAGCGCATCATCCGCCTCCAGGAACGCCAGATGGAACGCATCGTACTTGAGCCGGAGGTATTGCTTCAGGGGCTCCAGGAGGTATGGCCGGAAGGAGCCCACCCGGTTCGACTTGTAGGTGTCGGCAACCTGATACCGCCAGTTCTCCTCGGAGGGGCATGACAGGAACATCAGGATGTCGGTTCCACCAAGCTGCCCCTTGAGGCGGCTAATCATGTTGTCGAGGACGGCTTCACCCTCGGGTCTGCGTGCGAAGGGCTCGATGTATCCCGAGGGGTGCTCGATGGTATGCTGGACGGCGCTTGCTGCTCGGAACGCCAGGGTGTCACCGTCCATCAGGAGGGTGCGCTTCTTACTCATGGAGGGCTTTCCAAAGCTCCGCTGGGACACCCAGGATGTCATCCCACCAAGTCTTGATGGAACTCCAAATAGTGTGTCCCATGGCCACCCGCATAAAGGCTTCCGAGGAGGCGATGAACAGGATCACGACGGTGAGCACTGGGAGGGCGACCACCGTGAGGAGCCTGATGATGACCTTCGGCACATTGTAGAACAGGTCGATGTAGTCCAGCCAGATGATGCCCATGAAAGCGGCGAGAGAGGCGAACATGATGATGGTGAAGTAGAACATTAGGGTGTCCCCTTTGGTGTGAGGTTGCTGCGGTTACGGAGAGCGTTGAGGCCCTCCAGGGTGACGTGCCACGTCCGCGTGTAGTTGAGTCCATCCGGTGTGACGTTTGTGATCCACCCGATGGATGCTGCGAGTGCCGTGGCGATGGCGTGCTCTCGGGCGTAGTTGGAGGACAGGTAGAAGGGCTCGTCCCACGCTCGGGATAGGACCTTCCAGACCTCCGCGGTGACAGGCCCGAAGTAGCCACCCGATGTAGACGCCCTGTCGCGACCCACCTTGTTCCCTGACGTAGTGTCAGTGACAGTCTTTCCAGTTGTCCCCGAGCTTCGCTTCGGTTGCGAGTTGGCCCCTGAAGTTAAGCTCGACGGCGACTTCCTGGATTGCCCTTTCGGAAGCCTCTGCGATGGCCGCATGGAAGGCCTCCTCTCTGTGCTCATACTGGTTCTCATCATGCACCCAGGCCATGAGGGCGAAGTCGTCGTCCTGTTTGAGCCCGTAGTCGTTGATGAGAAGTTCATCCGTCCGCCTCAGCCACTTCTTGCAGACGATAGCGCCGCCGCCCTGGAGCTTCTGGTTGACGGCCACATGGCTCCCCTTGACGTGCAGCTTCCTGCCGTCGATGGCGATCACGAAGCCCCGCGCCTTGGCCTCATCCTGGGTAACCTTCTGGAACTCCTTCAGGCCCGTGATGCTGTCCATGAAGACCTTGCTGATCTCGCTGCCTCTGGTCCGCCACGCCAGCATCTGCTTGTTCGGCATGATGAGGGGCTTCCGCTGTTGCAGCATGGTCCGCTTGAGCCACTTGACGTAGCCTACCGCTGTCTGGGAGGTCGAGAGTTCTTCGATCTCACCGTCATCGACCCCAAGCTGCATACCGAGAAGCTCCTTACCTGCCCCGTAGAGGAAGGCGTAGATGAACGTCTTGGCGGCTCCACGGCTGAGGCCGGTGAGTCTGGCGTTATGGGCATGGATGTCGAAGGATGCGTCCCTCAGCTTATCTGCCAGTGCTCCACCATCGTAAGGTGCAAGCTCATGGGCGAGGAGCCGGAACTCCAGTCCCTGTGCGTCCACGCCTGTCTGCTTCCATCCTTGGTGTGTAGGACCGAACAGTGAGCGACACTCGAAGCCGAAGCCACCGTGCCAGCCCTTGATGAACTCCTTACGTATCACTTCCCCGAGGCTGTTCTTATGCTCCTCAACGGATACGGCAGGCACGTTCCCCAGGTTCGGGTTCATGTGAGCGCCGCGATGGGAGACGGTGCCGAGAGGGTCTATCCGACAATGCAGGACCTTGTTGTCATCCACCAGTTCGATCCAGGCCTTCTTGCCGTTGGCTGCCTGTCCGAGGGTCTTGAAGATGATGAGATACTCAAGGATGGTCTGCTTGAGGTCGGCTGGAATGATGTCCGTCGAGATGGCTTTGATGGTGCCTTCGTCGACCTTGGCTTGGTCCTTCTCCTTGCCACCCCATTCGATGGGGACCCATCCGTAGACTTCCTGGAGCCGCTGCCCGAGGTGCTGCCTGGACTTCGCGTTAAACGTCGTGCGCTTGATGCGAACGAAGGGCGCGTCGTCCCAGTATTGGCAGATGGGAGGCCCGATGTAGGGCTTCAGGGGCTTGCCGGTCTTCTCCGAGATGCGTGGCCGCTCAACGTCCTTGAACTGCTTCAGCTTCTCCTCATGCGTAACTGCGGCGGACTTGCCCTTCTCCTTGTCGTCCAGAGCTTCCCACCAGGAGCCGAACGCCTCGACCAGCGTGTCCCCAAGCTCGCCTTCGCGGGTCTTCAGGGTCGAGATGAGCTTGACGGCCTGCTCGACGTTGAAGCCGTAGCCGTGCTCCTTGAGTTGCTCCATGCGTTTCCACATATAGTGCTCAAGCTCGACGCACTCCTTGGACCAGCCTACGCCCTTTGCGGCCTTTGCGGTTCCGTCGAGGTGGGAGAGTTCCAGGAGGAACAGTTCCTCGCTGACTTCCACGTCCTGGTCGCAGTAGTCCTGCATGGGCTGGTTCCAGGACTTCCAGGGGTTGAGTATCGGCATACCCTTCTTGTCCAGGTCCCGCAGGCAATGGAACTCGATGGGTACGGCATGGATACTTTCCTTCTGGTAGACCTTCGACCACTTCTTGACATCGGCAGAGTATTCACCCTTCATCCGACCGAGGCGGTAGCCCCAGGCCTCCAGCTTCTGTGCTCCGATGAGTTGCCCTGGGAGCTTGCCGGATCGCCACCGAGGGAAGTCGAGTTGCTTCAGGGCGTCCGTAGGCCAGATCATCTTGCTGAGGATGAGGGTGTCCAGCACTTCCACTTCGGGCTTGATTGGGTAGCCGAGGTGGGCGAGCACTGGGAGGTCGTAGGATAAGACGTTGTGGCCGAAGATGAGGTCGGCGTCGTTGCACATCTCCTGGGCCTGCTTCAGGGAGGGCGGGTTGTTGCTTCCACCAGAGACCCTCTCACCCGTGTCGATGTCCTTCGCCACAAAGCAGTGCAGCGTGTCCACCTCAGGCATGAGCCCGTTGGTCTCGATGTCGAAGCCTACGCGGCTCACACTTCGCTCGGTGTCTGGTGAGACGGCGAGTAGAAGTAGAAGGGGAGGGCCTGAAGCTCCTTGATGTATAGTCGGGCTCTCTCAAGTTCATCGAAGTGCTTAGCCTCGGACCACCACTCAAACCCAAGGAAGGACTTCTTGATGAAGACGCCGTATATCCAGAAGTCGCTGGTCGACCTGTCGATCTTGTACTGTCTCAATGGAGTGTCTCCCCGTTGTCGTGAACCTTGAAGCCCTTCCGTCTGACGGCAGCGTGCAGGCCGCTATGGAGCTTCTCGATCCATGTGGTGATCTTGTCCCTGGCCTTGGTGAGTGGCATCTTCGCGGCCTCGTCTAGGACCGTTGAGTCCTTGTACTCGTTGAGGGTCTTGAAGTTGATGCCGTGAGCCACCAGGGTGTCGTGTGCGAAGTTGAGGAAACCCACCCAGGCCTGAGCCAGTGTGAGCCGGATGCCGATGACCTCAATGTCCTGTCGGAGCTTGGCAACCTCGTCAGCGAGCCTTTGCGTCACTTAGTAGTCCTCTGCTGGTCCAAAGGACGGCGCACCATCCTTGTCTCTTGTTGGGTACTCCTCAGAGGTGGGAACCTGTCGTCCGGTTGCCTCGACCCACTGGAGCACGTCTGCAATGCCGGTCCAGCCAACAAAGCGGTTCTTGACTAGGCGTGCCCGCGTGAGGTCCGGTCGTGGTCCCTGCTGGTCGCGCTCGTAGCCGATGATGGTCATAGAGAAGTTGGCGATGCCGCCTGACCCTCGTATCTGGTTGATACTGATCTCCCCGCCCTCCTCGTGTGCCCTGCCAGTTTGAGGCCGGGTGAGATGGTGGGTGACCTGAAGGTTGACGCCCATCTGCTTCACCGTCCTGGCGAAGTCGTAGGCAATCTTGTCGAGGGCTCGTCGCTCGTCCAGCGCCTGTATGGAGGCCACCAGGAACGTCAAGGGGTCGATGAAGATGACCTTGCAGCCGAGCGCCTTGGCCATGTAGCGGATGTAGCCGAGGATGGAGTCGAAGTCCCAGAGAGCGTTCTCCGGGTCGAATAGCTCAACGAGCCCACCGTCGAAGACCTGAGAGTGAAGGGCTGTCTGCTCATCCTTAGGGAGCGGGTTGAGGTGAAGCCTGCGGCCTGCCCTGATGGACATGAGGTCTAGCTGAGACTTCCTGCGGCTGTCCTCGAAGCGTATGACGCCGAACTTGACGCCTTGCTCCAGGAGGGAGTGCTGCATCTCGACGATCATCGTGGTCTTGCCGATGCCGGTTCCAGCTACGTGATAGACCACCTCGCCAGTCCTGATGCCTAGAGTGTGCTCTTGGACGAGCGGCCATGGGTATGTCCCCACCACCTCGCCTTCCTCTTGGTCCAGGTCGGCAGCGCATAGGGCGGCGTTGATGATGCCTTGGGGTGCCCATACGGTAGCTCCCCATACTGCTCCGTAAACGTCCCCATCCTTGCCCGCTTGGAGCATCTCGGAGGCGTCCTTGAAGCCTGGGACGCGGATGACCTTGACCTTACCGGGCTCGAACAGGTTGGCGCACTCTGCGATTACTGACTGTCCCGGCTCGTCGTTGTCCATCCAGAGGATCACCTCCTGGAACCTGTCGAGCCACCTGTAGTTTGCCTTGATGGCGTCCAGTGCCGACCCCGTGCCATTCGGTATGGAGACGACGGGTATCTTGAACTGGGTGGCCTGGGCGACGGAGAGCATGTCCAACTCGCCCTCGGTGATGACCACCTTCCTGTCGTTCTTGTTGCCCCAGACTTGCTGCCCGAACATCTGGCACTGCTTAGGCCTTGGCGCGTTGTCGATGACGGGCTGGAAGAAGAACTCCTTGTCCTTGTTCCGATACTTCTGGTGAGCCAACTCGCCCTTCTGGTTGTAGTAGGGAGCGATATGGAAGGACTCACCACCCTTGTCATGCACGAAGTATCCGAAGCGTGTCAGGGTGTCCTGCTTGAGCCTGCGGGTCTTGAGGCCGGTGCCGGATGAGAACGGTACGAACTCCTTACTGAGGGCCGCCTGGGTCCTCTCGGGTATGTCGTCCATGTCTCGCTTACCGTTCTTGAGGCCGCAGCCTGGGGTGTAACAATAGGAGTGCCCATCGGAGTAGAGGGCTAGGTTGTCCTTGGAGCCGCAGTCTGGACAGGGACCCTTGGAGAGAACCGTACCGGACTCGTCCACCTAGTGCTCCCAGTTAAGCGGGGCCTGGACCTTGGTGCATGTGACCTCGATGCTGCTCCAGGTTCCCAACTCGGAGACCTTGGGGTCCATCAGCTTCTCGGCGGCTGACTGACACTGCTCGATGGTCTCGACATAGCGTATTACCTGTTCCTCGGTGCCATCCGAGTAGGCAAGGAACACTGTGAGTAGTGCGATGATTGGGAGTGTCATGATCCACGTTCCTCTCTGAGTTCAACCCCGGTGTCGATGCAGACGAAGTGTGAAGATGGTACTTTGGCGCTCAGTAGACTTGCTGCCGCCTCACACTGTTCTCGGCCCGGAACCATGATGTTCTCACCAAGCTCCACGGTGCCCCATGCGGTGATGAAGTAGGTGACGAGTATGACTGCCGTGTTCATCCCCTATCCTCCCCATCTACGGCCTTGCGTGCTGCTTCGTCGGCCAAGAGGCGTTCGTACTCCTGTCGCATCTTCACGATCATGTAGTCTGGAAGCGGACACATCACGCCTCTCCCTGCTGGAGGCTGTAGGAGCCGTAGCGGCGACCAGAGTGGTCCTTCTTGATGGTAGTGATGATGTCGAGACCCTTGGCCCGCAGAGCGTAGACCGGAGTGGTAACCATCTGGATGCCCAACTCGGTCATGGCGATGAGCCGCGTCAGGGTGCGCCCGGTGCGGAGGAACTCGTAGACCTTGCGCTGCTGGGCACCCAGGCCGATGACGTGTGCGAGGGGAAGCTCGTTGGACTTTCGGCTCATAGGTCCACCCGCTCCGGTCTGAGGACTGCGCGAATAGTAGCCATGAAGGCCTGCTCAAGGTGGGTTCTTCCTAGGGCAAGCCAACGTTGGTCCGTGGCACCATCTCCTCCCAGGATGTCCATTGCCTGGAGTATCGTCTCCTCACTTCGCTTGAGGTTGCTCACCAGTTCGATAGTCTCCGGTGTGAGCTTCCTGTATCCTGCTATCTGACTCATAGGACTATTCCCTGTGCGTATAGCTCCACGTCCTCACGGAGGAGGTCCATGTCCAGGAAGGGACACTTCGGGAGCTTGCGGTTGCGGTAGTGCTGTACCTCGGAGTGCCCCTTGACGAGGGCCTGCGGGTAGGCGACGAGAAGCTCGTTGAGGAGACCCAGGAGTGCTAGGCGCTGCTCGGGCGTGAAGTTGTCGTCAGGGTAGTAGGCGTGATGGACGTGTTGGAAGTCCTCGAAGGGTCCGATGGGGACCTCTGAGCGTCCGCCTACTAGGCAGATGCCGATGGAGTCCATGTTGCGTCCTGGGGTGTGAGCGCCGATCTTCTCACGGTTCTGGCATTGGACCACCTCACCGTCTCGCTCGATGATGTAGTGGTATCCGATGGAGAGGAGGCCCATACGCTTACTGCCGGCCTCAGCCAGTGTCTCCCACCTTGGAACGTCCTCGATGGCCGTGTGGTCTGGCGGGGTGTGGCTGTCGTGAAGGATGAGGAGCTTGGTCTCCTTACGGTCCTTGTAGACGATCCTACCGGGTGCGCTCATACGGCACCTGCAATGAGGTAGGCGATGAGCAGAAGGGACGCTGTGAGCGCCACGTAGCCGATGGTCTTACGCAATGCCGAGGACATCGAACGGTTTCCTTTCCGGCCCGTCCTCGTGCAACCAGCCCTCCGGTACGATCTTGGAGGCCCACGTAAAGCCGTGCTTGTCGCACCACATGGCGTAGGTCGTCTTGGACCCCTTGACGATCTTGTCGAAGGGCCTCTGGAAGACGAAGCGGATGTCGAGTTCGGGGTGTTGCATCTTGATGAACAGGTGCTTGGCCCTGTCCTTGGGCTCCAGCTTCCCCTTGGTCTCCACGACGATGCCGTTCTGGAGGAGGAAGTCGGGGTGATACTTACGGCTCGTTTCGGGGACCGTGTAAGGGATGATGAAGCTCTCGAACTGCACCTTCTCCCCCTTGCTCTCCAGCCACTTCGCGTTGGTGGCCTCAAGTCCCGACCTGAAGCCGTACTTGAGGCCAACTGCTTCCTGCGTCTTAGGAGCGAAGCGTTTGCGCTTGGAGAGGTAGTTCCCGCTGCGGGCTACGCCCACCCGAAGGCCCACTTGATGACGGACAACAACGACATCGTGCTTACGATGCCGAAGGCCGCGATGAGCAACACCAGGTAGACCCTGGCGATGTCATCCATGATGGAGGCCGGGTTCATCGCATTGCCTTGCCAATCAGCACCATCCAGAGGAGGACCAGGAGGAACGCAGCGGCGACGAGCCCGAATAACGTGATGGCGAGGGTCTCAAGCATCAGTAGTCACCTCCGCTGGAGTCACCCTGAGTCTGCCCGAAGCCCTGGCTTTCCTGGGAGCCCTCGAAGCCACCATCGACGGCACCGAAGCCTTGTCCGCCGCCCGAGCTTTCAGCCAGCTTGATGATCTGCACCTTGGCGAAGTCGAGACGGACCCCGGCCTGTTTGTCCTTGGCGAGCTTGATGGTCCGCATGGAGAACATGACGCGGGCGATGGTGCCGCCCCATACGTTGACGGTGACGACCTGATCCTGGGAGTCGCGGAGTTCGATATGGACCTCCTTGTGACCAACCGGGTCCTTCAGGGGGATGAACTGGTTCTGCTTGAAGTTGAACAGGATGCGCCCGGTTGCCACGCCGTCCTCGTCTTCCTCGTCCGCGAAGGGCTCATAGACGGACCACTTCTTGGCCTCGCCGGGCTTCATGTCGGCGGTGATCTCCGCAAGAGCCTGGAGGGAGGCGCCCCGAACCTTGTTGATGAGGTCGGTCGTTTCGGGTGATGCGTCGAGGGCCAGCTTGGTGTGATACAGGCCGTCGAACTCGTCGGATGCGAACTTGGTGTCCGCCTTGTTAATCCAGGGGTGAACGAGTTCGCCTGAGGGAGTGATGAAGAACTTGGCCAAGGTCTGGCTCCTTATATGGATGGGTTGGTTGTGACGCGGAGACCGGCGAAGTCCAGGAGGGCATCGAGCGCCCGGTTGGACTTGACGTGGTGCTGGTCGTGAGTGGTGAGGAGACGGCGACCCAGTGAGTAGAGTTCCTGCGGGTCCATGTTGGTGCGTTCGGCCAAGACGGCGAACAGGATGGCGACACCTGCGGCGATGTCTTCTCCTCGTTCCTTGTTGGCCCCAGCGAGTAGGGCGTGAGCGAGGGTGACGGCCTTGTCACGGCTCACCATGCCTAGCTGTTGACGGTCGATCTGTGTGGAATGGCTCATGCGGGCAATCTCCGTTATCAAGAGGACGACTATTAGTGTGAACGACGTAGTGTTATGCGAAGAAGTAAGCAGAACTGCGGATTTCACCGAGGTCCAGGTCACCGAAAGCGATGGGCTCTGGCCAGATGGCTTCAGGCGTTGCGACATCCTTGCAGGACGTAAGGAAGTCCAGGAGGACATCCGTCTCGTAGGTCCGTATGAAGGCATCCCGTAAGCAGGCTTCGAGGGTGTGCATGTCGGCAGCTACGGTCCCGAAGGCGTCATGGATGGTAGTGATACTCTCCACCCCGTTGTGCGCGGCGGTCTCCACGCAGTCCATGAGGGCAGAGGCGTCCATGGAGTGAACGAAGTTCGGGGCTATGCCCTTAGCCTGCCGCCTGAGGTCGAGTTTAGGGGTCTCCTCCCAGTAGACGACATCGAGCCTCTGACCGTCGATGAGGGTGCGTATCTGGCGCTTTTTCCTCGTCCCATAGAAGTGCCTCACGGTGAAGCCTGAGGGCGTCGTCCAGTGTAGCGGAAGCCCATCAGTGGTGGCTGCGGCGGCGCACTTCTGTATCCACTCCATGACCTCCTTGGGCTTGGTGACGACCGCGTTGACTGCCTCCCAGAGGATGGGGACCATGAAGGAGCAAGCCTTGGAGCGGATGTCCTTTGGTATCGTGATGCCATGGGGGTCCTGCTTGCGCAGCCACTCCATCGTGTAGGTGTAGTAGGCGTCCCTGGTGCCTCCGTAGGGCAGGATCATGACGGGTCTCTTGGTGAGGCTCCTCGGTATCCCGTCCGGCATCAGACGAAGCCAGTAGTCAGCGTGCTCCTCGCCCGCCTTTTCTTTGAGGGTGACCCGTAGGACATCAGCGACCTCCTGGTAGATGTCTCGCGGCTTCTCGGAGTTGACTAGGTTGACGCTCTCGCCCCCCTCACGGTCTCGCACCATGGCCGATAGGTGCTGGATGCCGTTGCAGGTCCCGTCTATGCGGATAGGAAGGGAGGACACCATTCCCTCCCCCTCGTCCAACCAACGGACCCACTCAAGGATAGCTGCAAGAGCCTGCCAGCGGTTCTTCTCGTCGGCATCCTCCCACCTTCGGTCGACCAGTGGGTCCTCAGCGATAGACCTCCAGCGTTCCTCGTTTGCTTCCACCCAGTCGATCCGGTCCTGGAAGGAAACCTTGTCCTTGCCGTGGGTATTGGCTACCTGGATGGCGAGCCACCCGGAACTCTCGAAGGTTATCGGCTTACCAGTGGCGAAGGTGAGAAGTCCACGATGTAGGTCGAAGCCCTGAGGTGATAGGTCGGAGGGGATTGGATACATCCTCCCTCGGAAGTCCAGCTTGTGCGGGAAGTAGATTGCAGGTTCGTCCAGGAACCTCTCAGCCACCTGTAGTGCCCGTCTGACGGATATGAACTTGCTGAACCGCGTGTTGTTCCTAGCGTGGGCCTCGCTGGCCTTCCTGGTCCACGCCTTGTACTCCTCTGTGTCGTGCGGGGCGTCCGGCATTGAGGGTATTGTCTCAGCCTCTAGCCTCGGCATACCGGCCACGGCTAGGTCCTGCTTCCAGGCACGTGAGGCCACCTCATAGATGCGCCGATTGATCTTCCATGCGGTTGCCTGCACATGGTTTAGCGCGTCGTAGACGGTCGGCATGGCGATGCGTTCGTACTCGTCGATGGCCCGCTGCTTCTCCTCCTGGTGGCTGGCCCGAAACTGTATGAGAAAGGGTGTCTTGACGTAAGGTGTCCAGTAGCCACCGTCTCTGGGACCCTCCCACGGCTTCGGCGGCATGACGCAGGGCAGGAAGGCGGCTGCGTGAACTAACTCGTCGTCCATCGCATCCTCCAGCCACTGTATGAGGCCGTCGTCGGGCTTTACGATGATGGGTCGGGACATGACCTGACCACCTCGTGACCTCTTGGGCACGTACTGGGGGTCCGGCATGATGGAGAAGCGCCCTGTTACCTCCGAGACGATGGAGATGAGTTGAAGTCCCACCCGCAGCCGCTCCTCGTCCGTCCAGGGTGTCCAGTCGATCTTCTCATGAACATACTTGTTGAACAGGGCGATGCGGGATCGCTTCTGGTGGGCTGCTGTGCTGTGTCGCTTCCGGTACTGCGCCGAGGTGAGCTTCCAGTCGTCGGGCTCATCCCTCATCCAGGCTGCTGCTCTGGCCTCATGCTCACACCATGTTCCGATCTCAGTGGCGATGGAGGTCACGCCTCGGGTCTCGACACCAAGCATCCTTAGGATGGATTTGAGGGCAACCATGGATGCCGTGTCGTGGTCTACAAGACGGAGGCAGCGCAAGGCGTATGGCTTGGGGCCACGCTGCTTGTTGCCTACCTTGTCGACCCAGGCAGTTATCCCTTCAGATACCGGGACGACCCACTCATGGATGAGCGAGCGGTGGGACCGGAGGTTCGTCATGGACTTCTTGTCCTTGGCCTTGTTGATGCGGTCCCTGGTGCGGGAGGCACCGATGGCTAGCATCTCCTGTTCGATGGCAACTTGTTCGTCCCACTTGGGGTGCAGGTAGGGGGCATCCAGGGTGTGCATTAGGCAATCCTCTTTATCTCTCTGATGGTGACCCCTGTGTGAGGGCACACTCGTGTCTGGATGCGCCACCACTTACCGTCCGCATCGCACTTCCTGACGGTCTTGGTGATGGTCATGGTCTGGAAGTTCTCGTCCAGTGTTTTGTAGTTGGCTGGCTGTTTGCGTTGTGGCGCGCGCTGCCGCGTCGAGGACAGAAACGCCACCACTGCTGGAAACAACGGAGCTTCGCCCTTCTTCATAGTATAGGCCCTCCTTGGGTTAGGGGGATGTCTGATGGTTTGTGCGTAGTAACGCTGGTAGCTTTTGAGGCTCCTTGCTGACGTGGCGTGCTGCTGTCTTTACAGTCACTTAGCGGTCATTGTGTAACGACGTGGCGTGCCCTCTTGGCGGAATAGGTAGACGCGCCGCACTCAAAATGCGGTCCTTCACGGGGTCCCGGTTCGAGTCCGGGAGAGGGCACCAATGCAGCCAACCGCTTCTTCTCTGCTCGGTTGAACTGGACGGTCCAGATGGCCTCGAAGATGGCTTGGAGGTACTGGTCGACTACTTTACCTGGGCTCATGCACGGTTCCTCCTTGTCATCGCGAACAGGTCCCCTCTGTAGAGGAGAGCGTACTGTATGCGCTTCCAGGCGGGCTGCTTGGCCCTCTTGGCGGCCTCTATGATGGCCCTGCCGTGGAACTGCTCACGCCTCCTCCTCGCCTGTGGCCAGTATCGCTTCGGTAGCTTGCTGTAGATACTCACTTGGTGCCCTCCATCATGGCCTTGGCGAACCGCGCCACCTCCTCTGGGGTTGCTCCGGTGGCCTTGTATGCACTAATGGCCTGCCCGAAGCCATCCTGGATGGTGACTGCTGGCTCCTTGGTGTCGGGCGCGGTCTGGAAGTAGGGCCTGGCATCCTCAGCACTGGTGCCTCCTACGAGTTCCAGATACTTACCCGTGGTGGCTAGTGTGGAGTGACGTAGTACGCGCTGAAGTGTTGCTGTCGGCATCCCACTAGCGTTGGCGTGGTATGCGAAGGTGCGCCTCAGGGACCTCAGTGTGGCTGTTCGTACGCCGCTTGCACCCAACGTGGCCCGAACCTTGTTCCACTGCCTTGCGGCCTGCTGCCAGTCGAAGGGGAACAGTTGGGTCCAGTGGTGGCTCCTTGCCCTCTCGATGCACCTCAGGGCGATGGGGATGGATGGAGCGAACACAGGGATGGTGGCCTGGGACCCCTTTGTCTTTGTGGTCCTGTCGTGTGTCTGCTTGTCCTCACGACCGCTGATCTTCATGAGGGGCCTGTCCGTATCCATCCCGGTGAAGTCCCCAGGCCTGAGGCCGAGGGTTTCGGTTATCCGGCATCCCTGGCTGATGGTAAGCTCTAGGAAGTCCGCGAACAGGAAGTCGTCGTTGTCCCGAAGGAGCTTTAGGACCACTACCTGATCCTCTGGCCGTAGCCACCACTTCTCCAGGTATTCGTCCGGGCACCGCTTGATGGCTGGCTTGGCGTCACAGAGAGGAGGAGTGCGGTTCACGGCCTCGTCGAAGATCACGGAGATGGTCGAGAGGTGCTTGTTGATGGTGCTGTTGGTGTTGCCCTGAGACCGTCGATACTCGGTGTAGGCGAGGAGGTCGTCAGAGTTGATGTCGTGCAGGTTCTTGCGGCCACGAGCCTCCATGAAGTCGACCACGGCGGCGATCATCAGGGAGGCCTTCGCACCATACTCGGTGCCTACCCACTCCTGGTGCGACCGCTTGGCGTGGCCGGCGGCGACCCTGAGGGTGCCCTGCTTGTGTGCCATCAAGGGCCTCACCGGGAGGGGCTTGTCGTACCTCCCGATTGGCCACTTGCCGTGCGTCGTGATGTTCCGCTCGATCTCCTGCTCCAAGGCCTCAGCGTCTGCCCTGGTGTGACGTTGGCGGCGTATCCTGCGGTATCCAGGCTTCGCGTCGGCTCGATGGACGGTGACCTGGAAGGTGCTACCTCTCTCAACTATCGGCACGCTTGCCTCCCTCTATGATGTATCCAAGCTGGGCGACGAGGGCAGCTTGCGCCGCCCCCGCGTAGTCCTCTCAGTGTAGGTCTTGTTTAGCCGTTCACTGCTTGCTTCTGCTCGAAGCCGACCCCTTCGACCTCCTGAAGCGTCTGCTCATGGGACGGGTTGGCCGCCTGCTCATGGGCGAGTTCGATGGACTGGCCGGGGATGGTCGCCTCGGCGTCCGTGGTGTCCACTCCAAGGAGTTCACCGAGGAGGTTCATGCGGTAGTCAGCGTTCGCCTCGATCTCCACCTCGTCACCCTCGATGTCCACTCCGAGCCACCCGAGGTCCTGGTAGACCATGTTGTCGGGAGAGCTGAGGTGCTCAGGGAGGGTGCCGATGCGCTTCTCGTAGTATCCGGTACGCTCGGCAAGAAGGGCGACTGCGTGGCCCTCAGCCCACTCCGGGCGCTGGTCGACGGGTGTAACGATCTGGCCGGTCAGGCGGTCGATCTCGATGGCTCCTTCGTGACCCTCGTTGGTCACTGCGATACGGTCTGCACTCATGGTAAGTCTCCAGGTCCTATGATGGAGGGTGGGAGGGAGCAGGTGAGGACCAGTTACCGACTCCCTCCTAGTTACCAGCGATGTTCGGTGCTGGCAAATCAGTATGTAGTTGCGTACTTAGGGCAAGCCCTACTGTGTGTCAAGACGTACGATAGACGCGAACGGCTTTGGGCTCCTTGATGGTTGCACAGGTGAACGTCCGATCCGGCTCGCCAGCTTTGTGCAGCCCGTCGCGATACTTCTTGATGGACTGCGAGATGGTCTTGGAGCCAACACCTGGGATGAGGGCTGACGGCCACGTCTTGCTGTCTCCTGCATCTGCTGGCTTGGGGAATGATGCCCAGTCGTACTTGCTGCGTCCATGCTGGTTGCGGGTTGGCGGCTCGATGCCGAACTCCATCGTGAAGGCGAAGGCTCCCTGGGCTGCTGGTGACGCTGCTGCTGGGGCTTCCGGCGCTCCCTCGACTGACTCGTCGGTTTGTTCTTCCTGGGTCTCCTCGACGGGCTCGGTCACAGGCTTGGTGATGTCGACCACGTTGTTCTCCTTCGTCTCGTCGATGGGCTTCGTGTCGGCGTCGATCTTCTTCGCGGGTGCTTTAGCCATTGTCTGTAGTCTCCTTGTTGGGTGTGTTGAACTCTGCGGCGTGCTTGATGGCCCATCGTGCTTGGCCCATGTTGCCTACCTTGTGGCTCCAGTGGGTGATGGGGTTGGCTCCCGGCTTCATGAGGTCCTGTACTGTGATCGGCTTGGTGTAGCACGTCCAGGTGCAGGTCCGGTCGGCAAGTTGGACGATGTGTCCTATGACCTTACCGTCGTCGTTGTAGGCCAGTGTGACCCTACGTCCCCTGAAGATGATCTGTGGGGGCATCAGGGGTGCTTTCTTCGGCATTGCGGCTCTCCTGTCGTGCTCGTGCTTCGATGATGATGGTGTTGCGGATGCTTTCCTCGTCGACGTGCTGTAGTCGGTCATCCCCGATCATACAGGCAACCACCCGTCCGGTTCGGACTGAGTGGACTGGACAGGAAGTCCGCACCTCTTTGGCGTTCATCGTCCTTACTCCTTTCCGGGGGCGACCCTGCCGTGATCTCGCAGAGCGCCTATGAGTTGCGTGTGGTCCATGAGTATCGCCGTGAGAGACTCCTTGTCCACGGTGACTGTCTTGCTGGTGCTCCGAACCTTATCGAGGCGGGCGTAGGTGTCCTCGAACTGGGCGAGCGTCGAGTGAAGCTGTACGAGTGGCTTGTCGCTCATGCTGTTCGCCAGATGCGGTAGGTGCCATCTGGCTGTACCCTCCTGATGTGCGCGAACTGACCGAATAGCTGCCTCATGAGCTTGGAGTGGTAGTTCGCTGCGGGCACGTCTGGCACCGTGAAGCTGTCTCCAATCTTCATGGTGTTCAGTTTGTCCTTGGCGCTCTCCGTGTGCGATGTTGGGGTCTCGGGTATGGGGATGTACTTCTCGATGGTGATAGTCATGCTGCTTCCTCGTAGGGCTCCATGCCGATCATGATCCACACCGACCCTGCTAGTAGGGCGTAGGTGCAGATGTAGTTCCGGGGAACATAAGGGTGCCGTCCAGATACTCTGATGCGTGGAAGGCTCGACGTTCTTGGCGGATCATCCTGCTTCGTCCTCTGCGTATGCGCTCTCGATGCGGTTGCCGCTGTGAGCACAGTAAAGTGCTGGGTCCTCCCAGTTGGCATCGAGAGCTACAGGCGTGAGGTATCCGTCACGATCCTCCTCAGGCTTCATCATGTTATTGAGGATGTCACCGAGAAGTGTCTCAGCGACTGTCCGGTACTCGTAGGGCTCGCCGTCTGCTGTGATCCAGTACAGCGGGTATCCTCCAGGCCAAGCGTAGGGTCCGTATCTGAGGGCACGGATGAAGTCTTCGAGTGTGCTTATCTTGGTCATCACACGCTCCTTCTAGGTGTCTCGATGCCGTTGAGGGCTGCTGCGTAGTGCATGTACCAGAACGGTATGTCGTGGCAGTTCACCACCAAGTCCCCGTTGGCCTTTATGCGTTGGAGCCTGAAGTCACCGACCTCAATGCCCAAGGGAGGCTCGTACTCCTTGTGCTCTCTTCGGCACTCGACTGCCTTCTGGTAGAGGCGGATGCCGATGCTGAGTGGCACTGACGCGCCCCATGATGTCTGGATGATGTCGCCCTTGATGCGAGGCAGTGGTCGGGCTGTGTGTTGAGCTAGTGCGACTTGCTCGCCTCGTAGCCATGCCTTCTGCTTCGGCCTGACGATCTCCCTGTAGTAGACCTCCCTGCCCTTGCGCCGTGCTTCCTCCTCTCGGGCCTTGCGGTTCTCTCGTGCCAAGCGTGCGGCTTCGAGCTTCGCTTGGTGCTTTGGGTCGGCGGCTCGTTCCTGCTTGGCCTTCAAGGCAGCCATGCAGTCCCACTTCAGGTCATGGAACCAGTCATCGGTCGGCAGTACCTTCTGCACCTCCGGGACGTTGGCTAGTCCGAACTCCAGGACGTAGGCCTCGATGGTGGACTGGGCGCGGTTGGCGAAGCGTAGCTGGTTGTGCACCGACCAGTCATCGAGCTTTCGCGGTGCCGCCTTTAGCGCCTCCTTGTATGCCTTGACCCGGGCCTCGATGTTAGCTGCGTGCTGCTCCTCTATGGATAAGAGACCGTGACGGTCGAGCATGAAGTCCACGGAGTAGATCGTCATGTGGTTGACGGCGCGGTAGGTATACGACTTGTGCTTGCTCGTAGAGACGCTGCGGTTCTTGTTGGTGAACAAGACCACCTTGCGGTCGTTGCCTTCGACAATGCGCGCTATGGGGAAGTGGTATCCATACGAGTAGATGGTGTCTCCCTCATAGAACATATTGAAGCCCTTCCGGCTCTTTCCGGTCTGGTTGGCCCATGCGTGTGTGACTTCCATGTGTGTAGCCATCAGACTGTCTCCTCGTGCTTGAAGACCACAACGTCGTCCTCGAAGTGGTATCCGTTCTGGCCCCACGCGACGAAGCCTGGGGTGTAGACGAAGCCGCTGTATGCAAGGCGATATGTGGTCATGGTGTATGGTCCTTGTGTTGTGACGTAAGGTCTACAGGAAGTAGCGCCTGTCGTCGTCCTCGATTATCTGTACCTTGAAGCCCCTATCGACCGTCCCGTCGTCGCACTTCAAGTATCCGGCAGTGATCCGGTATGTGATGCGGCCCTCAACCATCCCATCGACCCCGTAGGCCGCTTGAGCTGCCCGTGTCATGGTGAGGAACAGTGTGATCTCGTTCTGGTCCATGGTGCCTACTCCGTGATGTATGCGAGTGTGATGATGAAGCTGATCCCGAAGTAGACCAGCATGGTGAGGTAGAGGAAGCTGTTGGCGAGGAGCTTATCCATAGGCTGGCTCCACCCAGTAGACGAGGTTGCCGACGTAGACGCTGGTGGTGCCCGTGTCCACGAGGTCCATCGCCCTCTGGTAGTCCTCGGCGGTTTCTTCTGACCACTGTTGGTCCCTCATGTATGCAAGCTCCCAGCAGATGAAGTCCCTCGCCTCCTCCGGTGTGTCGAACTCGGCGGGCTCCATCTCGGGCATATAGCCCGGCATGTTCCATCCTGCTGCGTAGGTCATGATGGTGTCTCCTTGTTCTGAGACGTAGAGTCGTACTCGAAGATGACCGTCGCGCCATCCGCACTGAGGGTGTAGTGGTCTCCGTCACCTGACAGGAGGAACTCAAAGGCCTCCTTAGGCACCGTAGGCCAGCCGCTGGTGAAGACGTTGAGGATGGACTCGCGGTCGTCCTCGAAGTGGTAGCCGTTGATGCCCCACGCGACGATGCCTGGAGTGTGAACCATGGCCGATGAGCCGAGGCGGTAAGTGGTCATGAGGGCGTCTCCTTCGTGTGTTGTGACGTAAGGTCGTCCGGTGCTCAGTATGTAAGTAGGTCGCGCAGCCGGATGCGATTGGTGGTGATGTAGTCGACGAGCTTTATCTTGTCTCCTTGGGTCCAGGCTTCCATGGCTGGGTCGATGAACTGGCCCACTAGATCGTAGCGGTGCGCTTTGGCCTTCTCCAGGCTGTCGAACGTCTTGCCCATAGTGACGTACACCTGTTTCTCCTCTATCATCTTCTTGCTGCCTTCCTGTCTTTCTTCCTTGCGAGCGAGCGAAGCGAGCGAGCCCGCAGCCCATCGAGGGCATGTTGCATAAATGTCGCATCCGGTGCGCTCCGGCGACTAGCTGTCCATCTCGCGCCGCCAAGCGTCGTGATCGTATGGCTTGGACTTGCCGCCGTTCGCCTTCCCTGCCGCGATCCTCTTGGACTTGCTCCAACCCTTGCGCGGCAGGTGATCCGTCTGGCTTCCGAATGGCTGCCCATTGTCTTGTTTGTCGTAGCTGCCATCCATGATGCAAGTCTCAGTGTGATCGTGGTTCGCGTATCGTGTGGTGCGCCTGCCGAGATGTGCGCCGCGCCTTACCTCATCGCCATTGTACCAGTCGCGATCCATCATGGTGTAGCCTCGCAAGGTGTGAAGGTTTCGAGGGTAGCGCCCTCCTCATCAGGCGGACCATTCAGTCCGCGACCTCCTCTCCCCATGGCGTCACTCTCGCAAAGTGGATCGTTGGACCGTCCACCCACGCCAAACCATGAGTTCAACCGCTATTCTTCGCGGTGCGGTCAAGCCCTTATTCTTGGGGGGCTTCCGATCCCGTATGGACTGCCTTGCTGCTGTCCATTTATGTACCTTACGCGAATACACTCAGTATGTCTACACTAAAGTGTGTGTTAGGGCGTATTAAATGGCCTTCATGGTGTGACAAGCTGACTCATGCTAGGCCATGTTCGCGCCCATACTTATCGCCGCCCGTCAAGCGGACAGATTGTCGCACCTCGCGTTCACACTATTTGCCATCCGTCCAGTGCGCACAATGTCGCACCTTCTCGCCTGCCGCCTTCAGACTTCCCGCACCTTGGCAACGTGTCAACTTGTCGCACGTCTTGCCGAGCCGCCGTCCATAGGTGCCGCCCTAAGTCAAGCGGACAGATTGCCTCAGGCTGTCGAGGGCCGAGCGCCGAGCAATCCCATCCAGCGAGCACCGCGAGCTTTAAGCATCATCTTGATGCGCGTGCGTAGCACGCTCCTTAACGCTTCCTTCCTGTCCTTCCTTGCGAGTGAGCGAAGCGAGCGAGCCGCAAGCATGGCTTGAAGTGCGTGCTTCGCACGCTCCTCAATGCTTCCTTGCTGTCCTTCCTCTCCTCTCCTCACCTTGTGCCCACCCTGCGAGCGAGCGAAGCGAGCGAGCCCGATGTGTTTCGCCACGCCACCCCTATAAGGAAGACCGGCGACCATCCACCATGCCGTACTCGATGCCCACTCGATGCCGTACTCGATGCCGTACTCGATGCCCACTCGATGCCGTACTCGATGCCCCCTCGATGCCGTACTCGATGCCGTACTCGATGCCGTACTCGATGCCCACCTGATGCCGCGCTATGGCTGAGACCCTCGACACGCTTGGTGCTGGCGTGGCGCTGGCTCGTGGTGGCGTGGCGCTGGCTCGTGGTGGCGTGGTGTGGCTGGCCTGCGTCTGTGCTCAAGGTGATTGGAATGCAACACTGATCCGATCTCATGAGCGAGGGCGTGCGCTGTGGCCGTGTGGGTGGCGCGTTGTGGCGTGATGGGAGACTGGCAATCTCCTCCACAATGGCTGATCCCTGCCGTTCTCGACGTGTCGATGGGGCTGGCACGCCACGTAGGTGCATGAAATCCCGCCCAGCAGGCCGAAAGACGCCGCGATGACGCCCTGGGCGGCCCACCTGGGGGAAGTCTGCGTGTTGCCACGTAAATTGGACCGCTCGCGATGCTGACCCTCAGTACCCTTTCAGTGCTTTGGCAAGGAGTACGTACAGGATGACGAACGTGGCGTACACTGCGAGGAGTGCCGAGAGGGTGTCTACCTGGAACATGGAGTCTCCTTGGAGGGTGGGTGGTCTATCACCCCTCCCCACCTACTACGAGGACCAGGAGCGGGCATCATGTCAGTCACTTTGAGCACTAAGACAAGAGACAGAGAGCACCACTAGGAGATGGGGAGGTGTCGGGAGACGCCTATACCTTGGGGTCTATACCCTAAGCCCTCTATGAGTTGGGCTCTAAGAGGACGACTAAATAGGCCTAGAAACCGCAGAGTTCCGCCACTGGACTTATTGTTGCCACATTGTATATCGGGGATGTAGTTCTGCTGGGACGATCTCTCATCCGAGCCACACAGAGGCCCCAGGACGGCTTGTCCCGGCACCAGGGCTCATCCGTAGCGCAGCATCGCGCTAAGGGGCTCCTGGCCGCTCTGTGTGGCTCTCGCGGTCGAATACAGCTTCATGACCGCTTAACGTCGACGAGCTTTGCGCTCACCGACACGTAGTCCTCGTCGTAGCCTATGGGGGTTCGGACCCCGGACGCCACCTATCCTGTCAGTCTCCTTGAAGTATTCCTCCCAGAACTCCTCGATGCGCTTCTCCTCGGCGGCATCGGCTTGATCCTGGGGCCTTAGTCCCAGCAGTTCCTGGAAGACCGCCATGCACCCGGCGAGTCCCTCAACACGGTCATCGTGCGTCAGGCAATCCTTCTCGCGGCTGAGGCGGGTGATCTGGTACATCAGGGAGTAGCGATCCCTCATGTCAGTACCGTCACGGTTCATAGTGACCCTGTAGTCGTCTTGGAGCACCTCCTTGGACATGACCAGCCGGTGGTTCTGGAATAGGGGCTCCAGGACCTCCAGGATGCGTAGCTCCTTCTGCATCTTCTGGGCACGCTCGGAGACGATCTCGGTCATCGTCCTGGTCTTCACCTTGACGCGCTTGTTGAGTTCCTCCCAGGCAGCCTTGACGTAGGGTCGCAGAAGCTGGGCGAACATGCCCTGTCCGAAGTCCTCCTCCACCTTGCACGACGCGACGTTGTACTGGACGAGCAGGTTGGCTATCTCCCTGAGCGTGGTCTCCGAGTACCCATCCTGCCACCCACCCTGCTTCAGGCAGTAGGCCGTCGAGTGAAGCACCGCGCCGATGGTCAAAGTTGTCTCATCCTTGCCTCTGCCAGATGGATCAATGAAGGCCTGGATGCCTTGCCACTTGGAGTACGTCTCAGAGACGCTGGCAGGCGCGTAGGCGCGGTCCCCATCGAAGCTGATAGGGTCCACGTCCTTGAGCACCAGATGGTCACCAGAGCCCCAGGAAACGAGGTCAGGCCCATTACGCATATCGAGCGACATGACCATCAGGTCCCCGATCTTCAGGGGATACTTGTCGACATCGCTAAGCGTCGTATCGAGCATGAACTGGAGGGCGAAGCCTGCCATGCCCCAGGACAACTCACGGGCCGCTAAGTCCTCATCGGAGAACCTTGTTGGCTCAGTAGGCAGCCCAGCCAGTCGCGGGTTGTTATCCAGGGCGAAGGAGATGAAGCGGGCCAGCTTGTCGCCGTAGACCCTCCTCTGCTTGCCCTTAGGATACCTTGCAGGCCAGATGGCGATCACGTAGCCACGCTTCGGGAGGACGTTGTAGATAGAACTCTCGGTTTGCGGCGTGCCCAGGAACCAGACCTCTCCACCCGGCTTCAGGATGGCGTCGAACTCCTTGATGCTGTCTGCGAGCTTCTCACGCATCAGGGGTGTCATGGAGTTGGTATTCGTCTCCACGTCATCACCGACAATCGTGTCCGCCCGAAAGCCGACGATCTGGGCCGTGATGCCTACCGCGAACAGGCTTGGAGTCTGGTCAGGGAGGGATGGCCCCACGTCGAAGGCCGTACTGGACTGCCTCTGGTTCGGCTTCGGCCTAAGGACCTTCAGGCACGGCACCTCGCCTATCAGGTTGAGGCAGAAGTTCACGAAGGCTACCGACCGGCGAACCGACCCTGAGGCCACCATGACCTTGTGCTGCGGGTTCCTGAGGAGGAGCCAGAGGACATAGGCCGCCGTGATCCACGACTTGGCCGCTCCTCGGAACGCCATGATGACGTTGCGGGAGTCCTGGCTGTGCTGGAGGTGCCACGCGATGTCTAGCTGTAGTGGTGTCGGGTCAGGCAGCTTCAGGTGACGCCAGAGGACCGTTAGGAAGACCCTGAAGTCGTCCTTGATGGGGTCCCCGAAGACCACCAGCTTCTGCTTCATGGCGTGGTAGGCAGTGTCGAGTTCCGCCTGGATCACCCTGTCCAGCATGGGGTCCTTCAGGGGGTCGACGAGGACGGCCTTCTGGGTCATTTGGCCTCCCAAGCGAGTTGGACCTTTACGACGCGGTAGTCCCACCCGAACCTGTTCATGTGGGTGCAATACTGCTTGGCCTCGGTCTGGTAAAGGGCTGGCATGGCGAACGAGGACGAGTGTGCGTACAGAGTCTCATCTCCGGGGAACCCCTCCTCGTTGCTGTAGGCGATGCCCCAGCGCGTGACCGTGTGGTTCTTCATGGGTTACTCCTCGGCTATCTTGTCGAAACGCTCGCGGACGTACCTGGGGTGGCGAAACATGCCGTCTGGCGTGAGGTGCATACAGGCGACCTCGATGGTCCTGCCGATCCACTCGTCCTTGTCGTTCCACATCCACTCGCGCTCTGGGTCCGTGAAGCCCGTCCCGACATCACCCTTGATGGTCTGCACCGCGCCCAGGCGACCAGCGTGCTTTCCGGTTCCCTCAACCATCCCCAGGACGAGCACGTCGAGGTTCTCGGAGGGCTTCACCTTGAGCCACCTGTCGCCCTGCCTCAGGACCAGCCCCTCGTAGCCTTGGAGGATGACGTGATCCATCAGTTCGATGATCTCCTCGGGCGTTGGGGCCTCGTACACCCGGCAAGCTAGTCGCGGGTCCAGTGGGTCCAGGCTGTGCAGGTGCGTAATGTCCACCCTAGGCGTATCGGGCTTGAGGTGCTGCGTCCGTACTGCTCGTACTGAGTCCCTTAGGGAGCCCAGGTAGACCTCGCAGTCCGTGATGCCCTCTGGGGGAGTAGGGATGTTGTAGAGCGGCTTGGTGGCCCTGCTCTCCCAGTGGTCACCCTTCCATAGAGCCCGCACACCGTCGATCTTGATGGTGACTTTCCAGGTTCCCTTGAGTGCCTTGCCGTTCCACGGCCTGACCTTAATCATGACTGCTCCACTTCCAGCCGACCATGAGTCAGCCACACGACCTTGCCGTCCCGCCACTCCCGCCAGAAGTCGCGCCATGGACCCCGGAACGACAACGCCCAGGTGGTCTCGATGCCTTCGATCTTGTGGAAGCAGGTGCGCGGGGTGTACTTCACCTGACCACCACGGAACTCCAGGGGATCGTCGGGCCGGTCCAGATGGTGTTCCTTGACGTGGCCTTTGAGCCAGAGCGTCCAGGCATTGAAGGCGTGCTCGTGGTAGGCCTCACGGCTCCCCTTGTTGAAGCGGAGTAGGACGATGGTGAACAGCCACTTGATCTCGATGAGGAAGTAGCCGGTGACCCCTGAGTTAGTCCCACCATCTGGGGCCTTCTGGAGGAACCTCATATTATCCTTCCCGCCAGAGCAACCAGCCCACGAAGCCAGCCACCAAGGCCATGACGACTGCCCAGAGGATGATCGGAAGGAACACGAGCCATGCCGGAAGCGCCGGGTAAGCTGTGAACCAGAGGACGAGCAGGACGATCTGCATGATGAGTATCCAGGGTGCTGACTTCATGTTGAGTCTCCGTAGAAGGACAGGATGTAGTCCAGCCCATTGTTGAATGTGATGATGTCGTCTGGCTCGCAGATGTCCTGCCACTGCTCGACGGACATCAGGCGCTCATCCCCGAAGCTGGGAGAGTCATAGAGTCCTGGCACGTAGTGTAGGTGCGGTATGCCAGCTTCCGATAAACGCTCGGTGACGTT